CATCCATAATTTCTCTTTCACGATACACTACCCCCCTCATTCCTTGAACCGGCTTTTGGTGATAAAGCTAAGGATATTTCACCTGACTACAAAAAAGCGGCGGAAATACTAGATAACCATTATGAAGTTTACCAGATTGCAATCAAGAAATATGGTGAAAAAACAAATGAGTTACAAAAAATGATAAAAACAGCAAATGCAAATATACGCGATTCTGCTGAAAAATTGTCTCAAGGGTTGAGCAAGTGCGAAAAATCTGCAAATTTTAATAATCTTGAGAGATATGTTCTTTTGCTCGAAAGGGCGGCTAGCGCTGTGAAAATACTAGGTGAATTAGAAAGCACTGGAAAGCTTGAAAAAATATCTAATGCGTTAAAGTAACAACCACTTGATTTAAAACACATCAAAATCAACTTTCCGAATTACGGTTAAATAAAATATGAACAAAAACTACCACGGGCAACACCCGACAAAGACAAACACAAAACTGATTTCCCTTGCTTTTGCATTGGCGTTTCTGTCCTGCCTGCCATCGCACGAGACAAAAGCGGCTACCTTTAATCTGGGCAATTTCCCTGGATCTTCAAGCTTTGGCGATGCGGATGCAAATAGCGCACCGATTCAGGGCTATAACCTACTGCCAAGCAATGGCAACTTTAAAGACGACTGGAATTTTACCGTTAGCCAAAACAACGGCGGCAGCTCAAACGTTGCAATCACCGGAATAGGCCAAGTCAACATTGACAACCTAGCCGCAAGCATAGGCGGGCTGGGCTTTTCCCCGCTGTATAAAGACAGCACAAATGAGCTGATTGGGCTTAATTTTGGCATACTGCCAGTGGGAAATTACACGCTGACGGTGACAGGATCGCTTAGCGCAAGCAATGCGACGCACAGCTACAGTGGAAACTTGATAATTGACACTCCCAAGGTTGCGGCTACCCCTTTACCGGCTGCTTTTTGGATGTTTGGGGTTGGTGTTGTTGCACTGACAAGGGCATGTAAAAAGTAAATCAACCGCGCACGGCGGTGGACTAGCTCCGCAACCGTGACCCTGCCGACTGGATAGTGTGGGGATTCTGAAAAACTTCCAGATGCCGCTGGGCTTTAGATGTTTGTGTCCTTCCTTCAACATGGTTAAAGGGGCGCAAGACGGTTGCGGCGGCGAATTAGATTTAAAAAATTAGATTAATAACATATAATTGAATTAGAATATTCCATAAAAATAATATTTAATAAAGGGCTAACGGCATGTTTATCAACTCAGATCGTGATTGGCTGCAAGTAAATATGCCGGATTTCACGCCGGATGATTATGTATTCTTTACTAACAAAATGGACATGATTGATGGTGACTACACCACGGCAACAAAACTGGAATGGTCACGCAAGCAAGCGTTAACAGACCTGAAAGAGTTTAAAAAACGCAACCTTGGCAGGAATTTTTGATGAATCCAATAACTAATTTTTGGACAGAGGCGCGGCTTTACGAAATGGCGCAGTGGTGCATTAACCATGACCAGATCAACGCCGCGATTGAGTATTACAAGTTGGCCTTTAGGTGGTATGGATGATAAAAAAAATATTGCTGGCGTTGTTATTGTCGGCTTCTGCACAGGCCAACGCAGAAATAAAGCTGCTGCCATATTATGCCGTTGGCTATGATTTTGGCGGCGGCGTAAATGTGTATCTGCCGGATGTGCTGGTTGACAATTACGCGCATATCGGCGCGACGGTTGCATTTAATTACGACGGAACTTATACGATCCTGCCGACAAGCGGACAACCAAACATAACGCACAAAGGTCTTGCCAGCCAGTTTGTGAGCAGCCTTAACACTTTGTGGATTCCATTCATGGCCTTCAATGGCCATTTTTACAGCGCACGGGTTTGGGTTCTTCCGCACCAACGCTACGACGCTGCATTGACTGAGATAAATTGCAATGCTGCGCCTAAGCCTTATGTTTGCTCTATTTCGGGGGTTCTATGAAAGGTTACACATTAATACTCGGCGCATTGCCAGAAACGCTTGAAAAAAGGGTGAATGAATTGTTGTCGCAAGGTAAGGCGCTGCACGGCGGCACGTTTATGGACGCTGACGGGTGCTATTGCCAAGCATTGATTGATGATGACCGCAGCAAGTGCGCCGGGAGGTGCGTTGACGATGGGAAATGACTATGGGCGTTGAGGCAATTGTTAGCGGCGTGGTGGCGTGGTTTTTGTTGGTTTGGATTCGTGAGTGGAGGGGTTAGTGATATTTTTTATATTCTTGGCGTGTGCGATGGTTGGGCAGGTTGCGCACTGGATCAGCGGGGCAGCAAGCCGTGATATTTTAGTGAGTTATTTTGACTATATGCGTTCGCACCCTTACAACACATTTAGCGCTTTGGTAGCCCTAAATGTGGCCGTTGTCGGCATGATTGCGGGTGGGCTTGTTGAGCTGACGACGCAAAACGCTGCGATGGCAATCATGGCTGGGTATACGTGCGATTCACTTTTTAATAGGTTTCCAAAATGATCGAGCTATTGGCCTTGGGCGGTTGGGTGTGTGCGCTGGTAGGCTGGCTTGAGGCCATGCGCAACAAGCAGATGTACAAAGATTCAGAAAGTAGGGCAATGGATTATTTCCAGAAAAATGCCCTTTTGTTGTTAAAGATAAACAAAATTACGAGCCTTTTAAAATGAAAAAATTATTGATTACAGCGCTATTGCTGGCAAGCTTTAGCGCAAGTGCAGAAAAAGTGTTTACCAATGTTTTTGGGCAAAACGTGTATCTGGATGTACCCACCGTATTTTCAACGTTGCCGACAGTCAAGTTAAGCAATGGCGTGTCTGTGCTGACCGTGCCGGTGCTGGATTTTTTCGGGGTGCGCAGCAATGGCGAGGTGTTGCTTTATCCTGATGGGCATTACACCTACTCAATCAAGCAGTGGGACTGCGCCAAGCTTGGATTGATTGACAATGCTGACTTAAAGACGGCGTGTGAATTTAAATGAAATTCATCAAGGCGTTTTTTATAACTTGGTGGACGATTGTAGTTTCATTCGCGCTGTGGATTCCTGAGCGCATTTTGTGGTTGCTTGGGTTGCCTTTGGTGGCCATTGCCTTGCCTTTTGCCCATGTTCATCCAACTAAATTGACTCGTGACGGCAAGCTGCTTTGGGTGTTGCCGTTTTGGGCGGATTGGTTGTTTGGAAATCAGGATGATGGGACTGGCGACATTAATAGCGCCGTCAATGATCGTGGCTGGTCATGCTGGGAATCGTATATACAGGAAGATTTCTGGGGACAGTGGCACTGGCTTGCTGTGAAGAACCCATTGCACAACATGAACCACAATATTTGGCTATACAACTGCAATTTTAACCGCGCAAAAAAAGTTGATTGGGCTGGCTCAGAAAACGTTGACAACCGATTGGATGCCAACGGAAAGCTAATGTCTGGATTTCAGTGTGTGTGGGCAAGTGGATCATGGCTCTATTTCAGGAGCGGTATTTACTGGATATTGCCGCTATGGTCTGGGCGTTGCTTGCGTTTACGCCTCGGTGCAAAAATCCAGCCCAGGCATATGATTGAATCAATCCGTGAAAAAGAGCCAGTTGTTCTTTGGACGCTAAGCTTTTCACCATATAAACGAGTTATTACCCAATAATTTCAGGATAACACCATGTTCGGACTATCAATAGCAGGCATAGCCTACGGAAGCATAGCGGCGTTAATTGTTGGCCTTTACGCCTATGCAAAATACAAGTCATACAAATATGAAAAAGCCAGCGATGAGCGTTTCGCGGAAAAGATTAGGGCAATGCAGGCTGAGCACAGGCTGGCAAAACGCACAGAACTAGATGCAGAACTTGACGCACAACACGAATCAGCACGGCTTACAAGAAGAGCGCAATATGAAAAATATCAAAAAAACACTTCTGCCCGTGATGATCTTGACAATAGCGGCCTGTTCGACGGAACGGCAAATCAGGTATGTATCGACACCCCTCCCGATTCCGGCGTGTCCGGTTGATTTGCCGGTGGTCAGGGGCGCTGAATTGGGGTGCTTGAGTGATGACGCATACTGGCGGATCAAACAGCGGGACATGTTGCTGAAGCAGTGCATCAGTGAGCAGCGGGTTATTATTAAGTCCACGCACGAGGGTAAATAAATATGAACAAGTATACTTTTTTAGTGATTATCACTGACGAAAAAATAATTAACACGACAGAACTACCGGATAAAGAGTTTTTACTGAACAAAATATCATACGCGATTCATTGCGCAGATATTGAAGCAAAAATAGACTGCATAAAGCAGGAAATCGGGATTATTTGATGCCGCACGAATGGAGCCACGAATCTCTGTATCACTACTCATGCGCATCATGTAGCAAGTGGTGGTCGGTGTCTGAAATGCGCCCATGTGCTGATATCAACGTAACCTGCCCGCATTGTGGGCATAGCGACATAGCAACGGAGAAAGCCAGTGACCTTTGAAAACTTTTTAGTTTTATGCGCGATATTCGCGGGTGCTGTGTGCCTGCTTGAAGCGGTGATTGAAGACTTTACAAAAGGTGACAGATGACAATAGAGCAGGCGTTTTTGGCGGCAATATCAGCAATGGCCGCAGCCATTGTTGCATTGTGGCGCAAGGGTGAGGCTTCGGAACGCAGGTGCCATGAGGATCGAGACAGGTTATGGGCGGCATTGCTTGAGCAAAATAAGGCCAGTTGCTCGATAAGCGAATGCCTGGTGAGAAGAAAGCTGCCGCTCAATGATGTAATAGGGAAAGATTGATGCCGACACACGACGAATGCAACCAATTGGCACGAGAAAATTCGGCGCGTGAACGGGAATCAGCCCTACAGGCCATGAGAATAACTAATCTTGAGTCAAATTATGCGGAAATCAGGCAAAAGCTAGAAGAATTGCATGATGACATGATTAAGCGCAACACGATTATCGGCGCTACGATGTTCATCACAACCGGCATGGTTTCGGCTGGCTGGGCAGTGTTTAACTATTTTATCAAGGGAAGCCAATGACAAAAAATTTACGTATTGCAGACTTCGGATTGATGGCGGTGCTGTTTGTGGTGCTGGCGCCTGTTGTGGTTTTTAAGGCTTACTCAAAAGAGATTGCGGCTATTGCTGCGTTCTCGCTGTTCTGTTTAGTGGTTTTGTATCACAGGGGCAGCGGATGCTAAAGATAGACCGCAAGCGATTTTTTACCGAATACCGGAATAACTGGGGCGTAATGAGCCAGTCAATGGTTAACGGGCTTGAATCATTGCTGCTCAATATCGAGTCGGACGACACGATTAAAGACAAGCGCTGGGCTAGTTATATTCTGGCCACCGTTAAACATGAATGCTCCGACACTTGGCAACCAATCATTGAGCGCGGCGGGCGTGATTACTTTGACAGGTACGAAAAAGGCACAGTTATCGGTAGGCGGCTGGGAAATACAGAAAAAGGCGATGGGTATAAATACAGGGGGCGCGGCTATTGTCAAATCACGGGACGGGCAAATTACCACAACATGGCCTTGATACTTGGGATTGACATGATTAACCGCCCAGAAACTGCGCTAGATCCAGACGTTGCCTACAAAATAATGTCCTACGGAATGCGCAACGGGACATTTACGGGCAAAAAGTTGGGCGACTATATCAACAAAAAGACGTGTGATTATGTTGGGGCCCGTAAAATCATCAACGGCACTGACTGTGATCGAAAAATAGCAAATTACGCTGAGCGGTTTGAGGAAATCCTGAAATGAAATACGATATTGACGCACTGACAAGAGATGTTGAAGAAATAACCAAGGCGGTTGAAAAAATGGCGAACTCGGTTGCGGTTGACAAGCTTGGTGATGCAATACAGCGCCTGAAAGCTGTTGTTTTTGGTGGCGGTGTTGGTGGCGGTGGCAGCGGAGCTGCTGCATTGCCGCAAGCCGTGCGGTCAATATTTAATGTGGACGTGTCGGCATTGCCCGTGCATCCGTATAGCGCCGGATGGATTGCAAGCATGGGACGAGGCCCACTAAAAGCAGATTTCGGGAGCGGCCTATGGGAAGGCGCGAAGATAGGCATCCCGATAACCAAAGGCACACTGGCGGCGCGCGAAAAGTTTACGTTTAACTATGCGGATGAAAGCGACAACGTGCCTTATCCGGTGGGGGAAATTGAAGGAAACAGCACAGGCACTGGCGACAGGCACAGCGTCTACTTGGACACGCTCGAAAACAAGCTGTATGAGATGCACAACGTGGACATTGCGACAAAAACAGCCGGAAGCGGTGCGGTTTTTGACCTGAACACGCTGGCAATGCGTGCTTGGGGCTGGACGAGCGCCGACGCGGCAGGCTTGCCGATCATGCCGCTATTGGTCACCAAAGAAGAGGTTGACGCAGGCGAGATAAAGCACCCGATCCGCATAACAGCAAGCAAGATACACGGCTCAATGCTACCCGCTTCGCACATGGTCAAGCCAGAGCTGGGTATGGTTTACCCTGACTGGGTGGCGATGGGCGCATGGGCAAGGCTCAAGGCTGATTTTGACATCACGCCTTATCCTTTCGATATTCAGGTTATTTTGAAAGCCATGAAAAAGCACGGTGTGATTGTGGCGGATGTGGGAAGTGACTGGTATTTTAGCGGCGTGCCAGATGAGTCTTGGGTAAATGACAATCTTGGCTTGCTTAAAAAAGTGGTTGGGAGTGATTTTGATTTCTTGGACACATCGTCGTTGGGCATGACTTCTAAAAATTATTTGTTGCCTTGACAAAAATATAGGGGAATTTATCCCCTATATTCCCATATATTTTTTGAATTTATGTTATCAGATGAAAAAGCTTAACTGCAAAGGTTGACCCAAGAACGAAGATGCTGCACGAGCCTCAAAGTCTATTCTTGATTGGCAAGCGCGGGCAAGGCCGGTAACTGCATCTATTTGTTTTGTCAATGCTGCTCTCCCGCCTTCTTGCGTAAACCATTGATGACGCCTTACTTCATCACCACTTGGAACAAGGTCACGCAATTCTGGCGGCAAAACAATATCGTATACCCATTTTCGGGTTATTTGGCCACAATAGGGCGGCGTGTGGTTGTTTCCTGTAAAAACTTGGCCATACAACCTCATTATGGCCTGATAAAATTCTGGGGGATAAAGCCGAACCCATTCTGACGGCGCATCAAGCAGCATGAATTTTTTGTATTCTTCGATGATTTCATAGCGGCTATAAACTTTTTTCAGCTCTTCACGCATCCTAAAAAATTCATCGGTAATGCGGTCTTTGAAATCCATAGTTTCTTCAGTGTTAGAAACATACTGGATAAGCGTTAAGAATTGCCGCTCATTTAGTAATATGCTTTTTTCTGGTCGCCCACCTTTGCCGCCGTTTTTTAGTTTAGCGATTTCAAATCGCAAAACCCCATAACGCTCAAATCGGTCTTTACGCTGCTCAATAATGTCTTTTATATTTTTATGAGAAGCGTAACCAAATTGTTTCCAAACATCTGCCGTTTTTACTACTGGGGCTCCGTCTATCATGGTAACTATAATTTCATTCATTGTTTCTTCCTGTTTTGTTTTAATGAAAAATAATTATAACATGTTTTATATTAAATTAGAAAAAACATTTTTTGTTTTGTACGACAGCGCCACTTTTACGGATATTCGCGCCATCTGGAAGGTACTCGAATCGAGCTTTACGCTATCATAAATCGGTATAGTATGATATTCTCTTTATAATCAATGCTTAAAAGCTTTTTTTACCATGACAAATTTCACAGCCATTTTATTTGCAACAATCGTGCGGGTGGTTGACGGTGACACGCTAATCGTTAACCTGCCCTGCGACATTGACATTTTATGCAGTGACGTGTCAGTGCGGATTGAGCATATCGACACGCCGGAAATTCGCGGCAAATGCCCGGAAGAGAAAGCGCTGGCACTGCAAGCAAAAGAAGCCGTAAAGAAGATTTTGCCAGTTGGGACAACGATAACGATTGCCTCCCCTAAGCGTGACAAATATTTTAGGATTCTGGCGGATGTGCCTAAGGTTTCATCGGCTTTAATCGGCTTAAATCTGGCTAGGCCGTACGAAGGAGATAAAAAATCCAATTGGTGCGGCTGAGGAATTTGAATTGAAACGAAAAATCGAATGGCCAGAATTCAAGATGCCGCCAATTAATTTATGGTCGATGCCGAGACTTTACAGGGATTACAGATAATGGAAATTGTATTAAAAAAAACGGATGAGCTTATCCCGTATGCAAATAATCCAAGAAAGAACGATCATGCAGTTGATAAGATAGCCGCAGCAATTAGGCAGTTTGGGTTTAAGGTGCCAATTATCGCAAAATCAGATGGGACTGTCGTTGATGGTCATTTGAGATTAAAGGCTGCTAAAAAACTAAAATTAGAAACTGTGCCAGTATTATTAGCGGATGATTTAACGGATTTGCAAATAAAGGCCTTTAGGCTATCAATAAACAGAATGGCAGAGCTTGCCGACTGGGACAATGAACTACTTAAAATTGAGATTGATGAGCTTAAGGAGCTGGATTTTGATATTGGGTTGGCTGGGTTTGATGATGAATATATCGGCCTATTATTTCCAGATCCAGTTATATCCGGACTAACTGACCCTGATGATGTGCCAGATCCCCCTGTTGAGCCAGTTACAAATATGGGTGATGTATGGGTGATGGGAAATCATCGGTTAATGTGTGGCGACAGTACAAGCAATGACGACATAGGCAAGTTGATGGGCGGCATAAATGCAGACATGTGGCTCACAGATCCGCCATACAATGTCGCGTATGAAGGAAAAACCAAGGATGCGCTAAAAATACAAAACGACTCAATGAGCGATGATGCATTTCGTGAATTTTTGCGGGATTGTTATGTTGCAGCAGATTCAGTTATGAAGCCGGGAGCTGTGTTTTATATTTGGCACGCTGACTCAGAGGGTTATAATTTTAGAGGGGCGGCTAATGATGCAGGGTGGAAAGTGAGGCAGTGCCTTATCTGGAAAAAATCCGTTCTCGTTATGGGCAGGCAAGATTATCATTGGAAACACGAGCCGTGCCTTTATGGATGGAAAGACGGATCGTCTCATTTGTGGGCATCCGACAGGAAACAAACAACAATTCTTGAGTTTGATAAGCCTGCAAGAAATGGCGAGCATCCAACAATGAAACCAGTTGAGTTGTTTGAATATCAAATGCTTAACAACACAAAAGGAAAAGACGTTGTGCTTGATAGCTTTGGAGGAAGCGGAACGACTATGATTGCATGCGAAAAAAATGGCAGGTTTGGACGGCTAATGGAAATTGACCCAAAATATTGTGACGTTATCATAAAAAGATGGCAAAACTTTACAGGTAAAGATGCAATTTTAGACTCAAATGGAAAGACTTTTGAAGAATTAAGCATTTCTTAAATATGTAACATAAAACAAAAATAGAAATTAACCACCACAAACGCGCAAAAATCCGCACTAACCTAACGATTTTAGTTGCAACTCTGATTTATAGAGTTGCAACTGAATCATCCCAAATCGCCGATCTGTCTATCCAAAATAGCCAGATTCACAAACTCGCTTTTGTTCCTAACCCCCTTTAGCTTTTCGTGCGCCTCGGGGGAAATTCTGAAAGATACTGTGATTTTTTTGCCTAGCTCGGAATCAGGCTTTCGGCCTGCTCCACGTTCGTTGTGGGTTTTTGTTTCCATATTATTTTTCACCGGCATTTTGTGCATTGACTATTTTGTCTATGTCGTGCTTTGCTGACTCTATCGACAAAACCATATCTTTTGTGATGTAGACGGGTAGAAAGGTATTCAGGTCTCCCAGGTTGTTTTTGACTTTATCTGTCCAGGCTATGAATGTCTTACAATACCTTTTTTTAGTTAACTCCCTTTCTTTTTCATCCCAATCATTTAGGTGCGTTGGCGTTGGCGCTATGCAAAAGTTATATCCTTCGCAATTTTTCCCGCTTATGTCACGGTGGTATATCTTCCATCCACGATACTTTTCTATCACAGCGGGGCGCGATGGTCTTGTGTGAATTGCTGGGTCATATATGGTGGTCATGGCTTTATCCTCGGTTAGTTTAAATTTTAGGTTTGTCACCGCGTATGCGGATAGGGGTTTAAATTCTTTTTACGCTTTCAAGCTTGACCGTTTCAAACTTGCCAATGTTTTCATCGATTATTTCCTTTGCAACTTCTTTTGCTTCTTTTAGCGATTTGGCTTTAATTACGCAGCTTAATTCGCTTGAACAACGTGTTTCAGTTGCAGAATAAATGTTTATTTGAAATGCTTTCATTTCCTGATCCTCGATGGTCACGCTTCCAATCCTGCTTTTTCTTCAATTGCATCAATAACATTGTTAATTTGATTGTAAAAATCATCCAAATCATTGTATACGCTGGCATCTTCAATTATTTCATTTGCCGCATTGTCACCACTAGCTATTCTAATCTCATAAAGCCGGTTTCCTGCTTTTTGCGCGGATGTAGTTAATTTTTCCCACCACTCGTAAGTGTATTTATCGCATACGTAGGCATCTAAATCATCATTCCATTCAAATTGCCCGTCGCTTGTTGCGCCAGTATTGCCAACAAAGTCAGAAATCCAGTCTAAGCCTGTTTTTGGGTCTATGATAGATAGCATTTTGGTTTCGTTTGTTTCTTTGATTATTATTTTCATGGCTTTATCCTCTGTTATTTAATTTTAGGCTTGAAACCGCGTGTGCGGAGGGGGTGTTTCAATATCCGCGACACTCGTCATACTCATCTTCAATAATTTTTTCTTTGATTGGCTCAATCCTAATGAAATTATCTTTTTCTGACATAGTTAACTTAAATTCTTTTTTGCCACCCTCCAATCTGCTTTCACCCACAACCTCAAAGATTTTGCGGGCGGCTTGTCTGGCGGTCACTTTTTTTGATCCAAAAAGTGATTTGTAATTGTACAAAAAACAGCTCATCACTATCGCTCCAAAAGCGTTTTTTGCGACTATTTGGGTATCTCTTTTTACTTTCATTTTCTTATCCTCGGTTGGTTGGTTATGTTTCCTGCTTTGTTGGGATAAATTATACACGATTATTTAATTATGTCAATACGCAATTAATAAAATATTTACACAATTAAGCAAAGCAAACATAAACCTTTGTTTTAAGTATAAAATCATTTTAGGCATGGCAAAATATCCAAAAATCACCGCAATTACTGCAAAATTCAACCCCAGACACAACAAAACCCCGCATTTATAACGGTTTGGTTGTTTGTTTTTGCTTTGTTTATTATCAAAAACTTATGTACAATTAAACATTGTTTAATTGTCGTAACATAAAAATGAAAAAACAAGGTCGTCCACCGCACAAACCCACCGAAGCCAACAAAAAACTGGTGGAGCAACTATCAGGGCGTGGCTTGCCACACAAAATGATTGCAGTGCTAGTGGGGCTATCTGACGACAAGACACTAAGAAATCACTACAAAGAGCAACTAGAAACAGGAGAGGCCAAGGCATGTGCGCAGGTTGCGGGAAAGCTTTTCGAAAAATGTATGGCAGGCGATACGGCATCTATACTTTTTTGGCATAAGACGCGGATGGGTTTTAGGGAAAATAGCGAGCAGGTTGTAGACCAGAGCAATCATGAGCATACCCATGTCCACTTCACGCGCTCGAAAGATTGATGGATTATGAATTGCTTGCGGCACAATATGATTTTGTGTTCAGCGAAGCAACCTATCCGGCGCTTGTTGGCGGGTTGGGGTCTGGTAAGTCAAGGGCTGGGACTCTAAGGCTTGCAACATTGTTGCTTGACGACAAAGGCGCAAATGGGGCGTATTACATGCCAACTTATGACCTAATCAACCTTCGGGCTATACCGGGCGTTGAAGAGGATTTAACGTTGATGAACATGCCATTTAAGACCAACAAAAGCAGCTATACGATCAACATTGAAAAGTACGGGAGCATTATTTTTAGGTCGTATGACAACCCTAACCGGATCATTGCCTACGAAGTTGCGCACTCTATTTGTGATGAGTTAGACACGCTACACAAAGACAAGGCATCTTTAGTTTGGCGCAAGATAAGCGAGCGAAACCGGCAGAGGCGCAGCAAGCCGAACACGATCGGTATGGTTACAACTCCTGACCAAGGCGTTAATGGGTTTGTGTATGACAAGTGGGTAAAAAAACAACAATCTGGCTATGAGCTAATCAAGGCAAGCACGTACAAAAATAAGCACTTGCCGGATGGATATGTCCAGCAGATACTTGACAATTATGACCCTATATTGGCTGACCTGTATCTTAATGGCGAGTTTGTAAGCCTTAACCAATCCAAAATTTACCATTTTTTTGACCGGAAAAAACACCATTCAAGCCGCTCAATAACGCCAAGCGACCATTTGCATATTGGGATAGACTTTAACGTTGGCGGATGCTGTGCGGTGGTTTTTGTGGTTGATAACAATTTGCCGATTGCGGTGGATGAGTTTGTGAGCCATGACACGCGCGATTTTTGCAACAACCTAACGCGCTACAAAGGACATGCGGTTTATGTTTACCCAGATGCAAGCGGTAGCGCAAATCGGACTAATGCAAGCGCAACTGATATACAAATAATCAGGCAGGCAGGGTGTCAAGTAAAAGTAAACTCGACAAACCCATTCGTGCGCGACCGAATAAATGCTGTAAATGGGTTGTTATCCCATGAACGGTTTATGGTCAATACCGACAAATGCCCAAACCTTGTGAATGCACTTGAGACGCAGGGTTATGATGCAAAGGGAGACCCTGAAAAATGGAGCGCACACCCGGCAATTGACGATTGGTGTGATGCTGGAGGGTACTGTTTGGCCTATCTATATCCAGTGCAAAAACCATCACTTGGCCTAACAAACTTAAACATGATGAGATAACATGACAATCGACACGCAACATGAAGAGTACAAAGGATATGCTAGCACATGGGAAAAGTGTGAGTCCATTTGCGAAGGTGATGGCTTTGAAAAATATATTGAAGAGATAAACCCGCACGACACGACGCGCGAAAACAAGGCTAGGAACAAGACATTCAAAAGCCGGGCTGTTTTTATGGCCATTGCAGGGCAGACGGCGCGCGGCATGAAGGCCGTTGCATTCAAGCGAGCTCCAGCAATTGAGCTTACGCCTTCAATCGAGTACGCAAAAACCAACATAAGCGGCGAAGGTATTGGCTTGGCGCAGCACTCACAAGAGGCAGTGAGCAAGGTTGTCATAACAGGACGCGCCGGAATATTGACGGATTACCCGCAATCTGATGGTATAGGTTTTTCGCAGGCAGACATAAACGCAGGCATCGCCCGCGCAACAGTGCGGCTTTTTTGTGCGGATGATATTATCAATTGGGATTACAAAAAGGTTGGCGCAGATAGCAGATTATCTTTGGTGGTATTAAAAGACAGCATAAAAGCGCCAAGTGACAACCCATACTCTTCAGAGAAAAAAGACGCTTATCTTGAACTTTATCTCGATGAGTACAATTTTTATGCGGTGCGCATTTGGGCAAAATTAGGCGAATATGACAAAGATTACTCCATAATTTCAGAATGGCAACCGACCGACGGGGCGGGCAAAAAATGGGAATTTATCCCTTTTGATTTTATAGGCGCCGAATCCAACAGCAATGATATTGACATGCCTCCCATGCTTGACATTGTGCGCGTCAATATCGGCCACCTGAACAACTCAGCAATTTATGAGGACAGCGTTTACCAATGCGGACAACCTCAACCGTGGGCTAGCGGAATTGATTTTGAGGCGATAGAAACCGCGCAGGCGGCTGGGTTTTACTGGGGTTCTGGTCGGCTGTTTGCAGTGCCAAGTGGGGAATCAATAGGGATTGTGCAGGCGCAGCCAAACACAATGGCACGTCAGGCCATGATTGACAAGGTTGACATGGCAATGCAGCTTGGGGCGAGGATGATCCAGCCGGGCAGCGCAGTAAAGACGGCAACCCAAATCGACAGCGAGCGCGAAATATCCCACAGCGTGTTAAGCTTGATATGCGCAAACGTGAGCGAGGCGTACACCCGAGCATTGCGCAACATGGACAGGTATAACAGCATAGCGCCAAGCGACCCTGAAGCAATCAAGTTCGAGATAAACCAAGACTTCATGGCCTCAACGGTAACGGCGCAAGACCGGCAAGTAATGGCGGCAAACTTTTTGCAGGGGCTTATACCTTGGTCAGATTGGGTTCGGTTTGGCAAAGCGGCTGGGGATATTGACCCGGCCAAGACGGCGGATGAAGTGCTGGCGGAAATTGAGGCAGGGAAACAAATGGCTGGCGCGTTGTAATGCCACAAAAACAACTCAGCGAGATAGCATCGCGTCATGCAGGCCACCTTGAAATGCTCAAGCAGGGCTATGTAGATGAGTATGACAAGTTTTTTGTCGAAATGGCAAAGGACATTAAGCTTAAATTATCAGATGTAAATCTTACAGAGTTTACCATTAAGCGCCTAAATGCCTTGCTTGCCGACGTAACCACAAACATGGGCGAAAATACGCGCGCAATGTTTGAACAGTATCAGGGGCAATTGCAAGAGCTAGGCGAGTATGAGGCGCAATTCGAGGCAAGGAGCCTTGACAGCGTTGCAAAGGTTGGTTTTGTGATACCGGCATCGGTGCAGGTAAGGGCGGCGATTTTTAACACGCCATTGGTGGACATTGTAGGCGCAAACGGTGGGAAATTGCTTGAGTCATTTTTTACCGACTGGCAGGCGGGCGCAGTTGAAAATGTGCAAAATGCGATACGCAAGGGATTTTATGCTGGCGAAACAAGCAGCGAAATAATAGCTAACATATTGGGCAAGCGCGATAAAGGAATGGATCGTGGCGTGTTTTCGATCATGCGGCGCGAGATGGAAGCAGTAGTTAGAACTGGCCTACAACACGCAGCAAGCCAAGCAAGGGGCGCAACGTGGGAGGCAAACAAGAAGTACTTGCACGGTTACAAAATTGTGGTGACTTTTGACAGGCGGACAAGCGACATTTGCAGGGCAATCGACACAAACAAGGTGCGCGAAATAGGGCATGATATAATGCCGCCGTTTCATGTTCGTTGCCGTTCAGGAACATTGGCGGCAATCAACCCAAAATTCGCAGACTTAGAAAAAGGCGCAACCCGCGCAGCCAAAAACATGGAAACCGGCAAGACGGAATTTGTGGATGCAAAAGAAACTTATTACGAGATGCTTAAACGCCAATCGCCAGCCATGCAGGACAGCATAGTGGGGGCGACTCGCGGAAAGCTTTTGCGTGATGGCGGGATTACCCCGCAAAGGTTCGCAGAATTGCAACTGGACAAAAACTTTAGGCCGATCACTTTAGAAGAGATGCGAAACCTTGAGCCTCTGGCTTTTGAGCGAGCAGGAATTTAACAACAACCGACAGGAGATTAAAATATGGCAGCAACGACAGAACCAGTTGATATTGGAGCACCAGAAGTACCGGAATCGCCAACAATTGACCCAAAGGAATTTGAGGCGATAAAAGGCAATTACGAAAAGGCCACGCAGGAGCTTGAGCGGTTCAAGGCAAAACATGCAGAGGCTGAAAAACACCGGAAGGAGCAGGAGCAGGCAACGCGCAAGGCGATGGAAGAGGCCGCAAAAAAATCAGGTGACGTTGAAGCCCTCGAAAAAAGTTGGAAAGAAAAGCTGGAAAGCGTTACTGGTGAATACTCGCAAAAGCAACAAGCATACGAACGCATGGTCGAAAGCCTAACAATAGGCGCGACAAGCACAAGCATAGCGGCTGACATTGCAATGGATGGCTGCGTTGAGGGCTTAATTCCTCATATCCGCACGAGGATTCGCACGGTCATTGAAAACGACCAGGCAACTGTTAAGGTGATTGACAAAAACGGCAACCTTAGCGCAATGACCATTGATGACCTTAAAAAAGAGCTTAAGGCAACCAGCTACCTTGCCCCGCTCATCAAAGGATCAAACGCGAGCGGCACAGGCCACAATGGTGCAGGCGCGAAAGGCGCGGCGGGCGCAAAAGAAGCAACCCGCGCTGATTTTGACGCAATGAATCCTGTGCAGCGGTTTGAATTTGTCAAAAAAGGTGGAAAGGTTGTTGATTGATCCATAAAAACATGTTTTAATGACTAAAAATGCTGTAAGGCCGTGCCATTAGCATAAATTAACATATCAAATGCGGCAGTGCCGCACATCAAGTCAGTGGCTTGATAATGACAAAAAAAATCATTATCGGGCGCTGGCTTTTTTTATGCCCCGAATTTCAACAAAATTTAGGACATAAAAAATGGCCAACACAATCACTTCGCTTTTTCCAGACCTGTATAACGCATTGGATGTTGTATCTAATGAATTGGTTGGATTTATTCCGGCCGTATCATCTGACATGACTTTCGAGCGGGCAGCTGTAGGTCAGACAGTGCGCTCTCCAGTTGCGCCAACCGCCACAGCAACCGACATCACCCCGGGCGTTACCCCCCCGGACGACGGCGATCAAACAATCGGCAACGTGCCAATGAGCATCACCAAGTCGCGCCGCGTTCCGGTGCGTTGGAATGGTGAACAGCGATTGGCGTTAGACAACAACGGCGCTCAATTTAACGTAATCTTGCGAGACCAGTTTGCACAGGCAATGCGGGCATTGGCAAACGAAATCGAGGAAGACCTTGCAGCATTGCACTCATACGCATCACGCGCATACGGCACAGCGGGAACGACCCCTTTTGCATCAACCCTTTCAGACCCCGCACAAGTGCGCAAAATCTTGGTTGATAACGGTGCGCCCACTTCCGACTTGCAATTGGTCATTGACACTACGGCGGGTGCAAACATGCGAGCATTGGCGCAATTGACAAAAGCCAACGAAGCAAACGACACAAATTTGTTGCGCAAAGGCACATTGCTTGACTTGCACGGCTTCCAAATTCGTGAATCAGGCCAAGTAAAAACATCAACCGCAGGCACGGGCGCAAGCGCGACCACCAACACCGCCGGTTATGCCATTGGCGCCACCGTTATCACGTTGGCATCCGCAGGCACAGGCACAATTGTTGCCGGTGACGTGATCACCTTTGCAGGCGACACAAACAAATATGTGGTTGCATCAGGCGATTCCGACACATCGAACGGCGGGACAATCACGCTCGCAGCACCTGGACTTAAAAAAGCCTTGGCGGCTTCTGCCATTGCAATCACCGTCATTGCGGCAGCGGTGCGCAATATCGCATTTGACCGCAACGCGATTGCCCTTGCGACGCGCGCCCCAGCATTGCCACCACAGGGCGACATTGCAACAGACCGTACAATTATCACGCACCCAATTAGCGGATTGTCGTTTGAGGTTGCGCAATATCCGCAATACCGCCAAAACCAATATGAGATATCCATTGCTTGGGGAGTTGCTGCGGTTAAACCTGCGCACATTGCGCTGTTGTTGGGTTAATCAGCTATGGAAACCATAAAAGTTAATCCTTGGTCAGCAGATCAAGGAGATTTTGTTGTCATCAATGCGGCTGATTTTGACCCGCTGTTGCATACGGCATTTGATGCGCAGCCAAAAAAACAAGCAGCTACGCCGAAAAACGCACTAAAAGACTTGGGCGGGAACAGTGGCATTGGTGGTTGAAAATGGGGCTATAGTCGCAGGCGCTAATTCTTTGGTTAGCGTCAGTGATTACGTTTCATATTGCGCCTCGCTTGGCGTGACGATAACAGACACGGCAGCGGCTGAAGTTGATCTTTTAAAGGCAATGCAGGTGCTAGCCACTAAAGAGCCACTTTTGATGGGATTTCGCGTCGTGCGCGACCAGCCTTTATGCTTTCCGCGCACGGGGCTGTGCATTGACGGATGGGCTTGGCAACATGACGAGATACCATTCCATGCAAAAAACGCACAGATGGCGCTGGCGCTTGACTATAAAAACGGCATCGACCCTTTAAACCCCGAACCGGCAAAACAGGCTGTGACCAATGAAACCGTAGTTGGGGCAGTAAGCGTAAGTTATGCAAATCAACCTACCGGCGGCTTTATCACCGTGCAGTCACTGGCCACGAAATGGCTAAACATGTTGCTTAAGGCTGGCGGAAACAGCCGCTATTCAGTGCCGTTGCTGCGGTCATGAGCGCTTTTTACGACAACATGGCGGCAATGGCGGTCAGGTTGCTTGATAAGTTTGGCTATGCGGTGCAAGTAAAGCGCGTTGGCTCAAAATCGGTAAACCCCATAACCGGTGGCGTAACCGGCACGGCAACAACCTACACCGTACAGGGCATATTGCAGCCTTACCCAGATGCACTAATCAACGGCACCAGCATCCTGTCCAGTGACAGGATTTTGATCATTGACGCGCAACACGAGCCATTGATAACCGATAAATTTGTGATTCAAGGGCAGGATTGGGCGGCAATAAGCATAAAGGCCAGCAATCCAGCCGGTATGGCGTTGGTTTATTTTGTGCAGGTGCGGCGGTGAGGCTTGATCTTGAGGGCTACGCGCAGGCGCTACAGGCAGAACTTGCAGAGGTGTGTGTCAATGTCAAGCTTAGCCTGTTCAACGGCATCATACGTGACACCCGCGTTGACACAGGCAGGCTTCGCGGAAACTGGCAAACCAGCACTGGGCAGCCGATTTTGAGCGATATAGAAAGGCTTGACAATACGGCGCAAGGGACAGACGGAGGCGTATCACAAGCACAAGCAGAGGGCGTAATAACGGCATTTGCGGATGATTACATATCCAACAACCTGCCATACGCTGAAAAGTGGGACAACGTTGATGGGCGCATTGATGCAAACTTTGCGCGGATTGACCGCAACATTCAAGAGGCCATAGCCGGTGGCCGTTGAGCTGACACAAGCATTCGTCCAGTCATTTATTGAGGGTGATTTTGGGTTTGAAATCGCTTACGAGAACACTGACTTTACGCCAACTGCCGGAACGCCTTACGCAGAGCTTAGGATGTTTGGCAATGACATAACGCCATTCAGCTTATCAGATAGCGACCAAACCGATGGGGTGTTTAAGGTCACCCTTAATTTTGTGCGCGGCGATGGCGACATAAACCCAAAGATATTGGCACAGCAGGTCATTGACTGCTTTTATATCGGGCGTGAAATCAGTTATGAAGGAGTCACGGCTACGGTGACAAAAAAACGTATAACGGACACAAGCACGGGTGACGGATGGTACAAACTGACCGTTACCATTTTTTACAAAGCATTTTTAATTAGATAGAGGATTTAACATGGCATTAACACCAAAACTTTCTGTCGAAGCGACTCTCAGCGTATCGGTTGGAGTTCCGGCAACTTTTGACGCAGCAGGGTACGGCGCATTGACCTACACAGAAGTTGGGCAGGTTGATTCAATTGGCAACTTCGGCGCAACTTTCCAATCAAGTGATTTTACGCCACTCAAAACCGGACTTGTCCAGATTTTGCTGGGCAGCAAGAAAAACGGGACAGTCACAGTATCGATGGCGGACATCCCAGACGATGCCGGACAAATCTTGTTTCAAGCAGCAACAACCGGCGGCACTCAACGCGATTTACACGCCATAAAAATCGTGGATTCGCACGGTTACACGGAATATTTCCAGGCGTACATTGGCAAATTTGAAAAACAGATGGGCGATGCCAACAAAGTCAAGATGCGTTCGGCTGAGCTTATGATCAACACAGAGATAGTCACCGACGCCCCATAAAACCAGTTTGCCGTAAGGCAAAACGCAGCCCTTACTTTTCCTGTCGTGGGTTCGGGCTGCACCTAATTTTAAAACACGGCAGGACAAACAACAGACAGGATTTAACATGGATTTATCAACACTCGCAATCAAAAAAGACCACACCGAATTTTTGCAACTTGAACACCCAGTCATTGGGCAATTGTGGCAGGACGAGGAAAAGACCGTGCCGGTCACGATTGAGCTTTACAGCCCTTCAAGCGACAAGATTGTGCGCTATGAAAAACGGATGTTAAGCAAGGCGCTGACGCGCCACAAAAAAAATGAAGATTTAGACGCAAATTTAGCAGAAGAAAACCGCATAACGCGCCTGATCGAGTTTACATCCGGTGTTAATGGCCTTGAGATTGAAGGCGTAACAGTCACTACAGAGGCGCAAGTCAGAAAAATTTACGCAAACAAGGAATTGGGCTGGATTCATGAACAGGTTGAAGCCAAACTCAAAAACTGGAAAACTTTTTTGTCGGAATAGCTGCAGGGGCTTGTGATTTTGCAGGCCACAGGGGCTGGCTATCGGCCAGCCCTGACCGTGGCAAGAAGATAGAAAGCCAGACGTATGCAAAGATACACGAGAACAACGAGATAGTGCAGGACATAACCGTTGAAGATGATGCGGCTATGCTCTTCGGAATCGCAGAAAGTTGCGGACTTTACCAACCGAGCGGCATGGGCATCAACCACACGTCATGGGCAGAAATTAAGGCGTGGCAAGAATCAACTGGATATTGTGGGTTATGGCTTTCTGAATCGGTAATGGCAATATCGAAGGCGTTTGTAAGCGCATATAACGAATATAACGACAAGCCGGTTAGTATGTCACCGTTAGACCCTCGAACGCTTGACCTTTTAGAAATACAACGGAGCAAAAATGCCTGATATTCGCAGCTTAGTGATACGTGCAGATACCCGCGATGTTGCCAATGCTTCTGTCAATTTGGATCGTTTGGCGCAGTCTACGCGCACCCTGAACACAAGCCTAAACCAGAGCAGGGACGGGCTTGGAAGTTATCAAGCGGCATTGGCCAGAATATCACAATCAACCACATCCGCCGAAAGGGCTTTAATTAGCGCAAACGGCGCATTTTCATCATACGCAAATTCATTGCGTTCTATTGTGCCACAAATAAACGCCGTAAACTCAGCAATGGGTACGATTGGCGCAAGCGCAGCGGCAGCAGGGGGACACACATCAACCGCATCTGCCAGAATGGTTGCAGGCATGACAGGTGCGGCAACGGCAGCACAGAACGCAGCACGGGCAACAGCAGCAGCAACTGGATCAATCAGCGCTGGCATGGCTGGCGCATCAACGGCCACACAAAACGCAGCAAATACGGCAACGGCAGCACTATCAGGCATGGCCAATAATTCACGCGCCAGCATGGCAGCAATGACCGAGGCAATGGTTGCCAACCTTAACCAAATCAATGCGACGCTTTTGCGCATGAGCGCCAACGCCTCAAACACAGGCGGAGGAATTGGAAACCTTGGGGCAGGCGCAGGGCAAGCGGCTGGAAACGTAGGAAACCTTGGTGGGGCAATCGGTGTAGCCAATAACTTTCTGGCGGCCTTTGGGGTTACGCTAGGCGCTGTTGGATTGGCGCAATTTGCGCGTGAAATTTTTAACGTAAGCAAGCAGTTTGAAAACATGCAAATCCAGGCGCGCGCGGTATTCGGCACGATGCAAGAGGGAATGCTTGCAATCAAGCTGGCTCAAAAGCTGGACTTGGCATCGCCTTTCAATCTGCAAGGGATCGAAGCGGCAATGATCAAGCTCAAAACAATGGGGCTTGAGCCAACTGAAAAAGTCATGAAGTCTTTGCTCGACACGGCGGCATTTATAGGACAAGGTGACGAAGGATTGAGCGGATTTATTTTGCAGCTTGGGCAAGCGTGGGGCAAAGGCAGACTGCAATTGGTTGATGCCAAGCTGATGATGGAGCGCGGGATTCCAGTCATCAAAGCATTTACGCAGGTTACCGGATTGCAGGAGGATGCGTTTTATAAAATGTCGGAAGCCGGAACAATTGGCCGCGACACCATGCTAAAAATGATCGAGGCAATGGGGCAGATTACCGGAGGCAGCGCATGGCTGGCAATGGAAAGCATGGATGGCAAAATATCAAATTTAAGCAGCGCATGGGGTAAGCTGGCATCCTCTTTCAAAGACACGTCAGCGTGGGCGGCGATGAAGATTGTCATTGAAGATTGGGCGCTAACGCTTGACGCGGTCAGGGAAAAAATAGAAGGTGTAACAAAAGTATCACCAGTCTCTTCCCTTGATTCTCAAGTGTCTGCGCAATACAGCAAGGTCACAGCAATGCAAACGCGCAGCAATCCGTCTAAAGAATGGCTGTCACAACTGACCGAAGAATCTGCCAAGCTTGCCGGGCTTATTGAAACCAGAAAAATTGCGCTAGGCTTGGCAAAAGATGAAGATAAAGCAGAGCAAGGACTAAAAGACGCGCAACAAAAACGGCTTGATGAGTCAGTATTAAAGCAAACCGAGATAAACGGCATCACTGAAGATGCCATAAACCTGCGCAAAGACGGCATGACCAGAGAAATTGCAATGGTGACACAGGCATCCAGCCAAGAAGTTGCAATAATCAAAAACAAGGTTGCCGAAATCGAGTTGCTTTATACATCCGGCGCCGTGTCAATGTCGGATTACTTTGCGCAAAAAGCAGGCCTGATTAATCAACAGTTTGACGCACAGGCGCAGGGCATCAAAGATCAGCTTGGAATTGTAAACAATGCAATGGCTGAATTGCCTTCAAGCGCCACCACAATCAAATTTAAGCTTGACACAAAAAACCTTGATGGCCAGATGGCGGGATTTGTTGATAAGTTTGGTGCGCAAATATCAAAAATATCCGGACAGCTTAAGATACCTTTCGAGCTTATTGCCTCACAATTGGCGCTTGAAACGGGCTATGGAAGATCAATCATAAAAAATGCCGATGGCTCAAGCACTAACAACCTTGGAAACATAAAAGATTTTAGCGGGAATGGCGTTCGGGCGTACGACAAGATAGAAAAAAGCAATGACGGCTACAAGGCATACGCATCAGCAGATGATTTTGTGGCTGATTATGTCGCAAAAATAAAGCGCCAGTGGAGCGGCGCAATGGGCGCTAAAACCGCACAAGAGCTTGCGGCTGGCTTAAAGACCGGAAAACAAGGCGGCTATGCAACAGACCAGAATTATGCTCAAAAAATTGAATCGATATCATCCAAATTCAAGGGCGTTACGACCACTGCAGATGAGGCTGGCAGCGTACAGCTAAACAAGCAGCGCACCGAGCTTATGCTACAGCAATCAAAGCTTAGTGGTGATATTTCGGAAAATGAGCGCGCGCGCGGCTTGGCATTAAAAGGCAATGTTGCAGACCAGCTTAAAATCGTAGACGCTTACATGCAGCAGGGCGAAACGGCGGCGGAAACTTATAACCGTGAAGTGGCATTATTGCAACAAAAAAAGGAATTTGCGCTAAACTCACCAGGCGCAGACGTTGGCGCAGTTAACAATGCTTACTTGCAGCAGCTTGACAAGCTTGGCGAAACGCTTTTAAAAAATACGCCGCTGGTGCAAGAATTTGACAGTGCCCAAAAAGCATATAAAGGCACTGTTGGGAATCTTGAGGAAAGCATTGCTAAACTTAACAAAGCATTTGATATTGGCGCAATCAGCCTGCCTGAATATTATAATCAGCTTGACAGGCTGTTTGAGTCATTCAACAAAAATGACAAGGGAGCTGAGCAATTCAAGTCAGTTATGGAGGCGCTGGATAAGGAGATTTTGACGGCATCCGGCAACATTTATGCAATATTCAACGAGCAAATCAAAGAAGTAACCGACCCGTTAAAGCGTGAACAATTACAAGTGAAATTCCAGCTAAAAATTGACGCGCAGGCATTTAAGGCGCAGATGGATTCTTTAAAAAGCGGGCTGGAATCTGCATTAGGCTCAATGTTGGACGGCACAAAATCATTTGGCGAGGCGTTTAAAGGCCTGTTTGATTCGATGGTTAAGCAAATACTTAACACATCAATTAAAAACTTGGTGGACGGGCTTCAAAATGCCCTGAATGGTGGGAGTTGGTCACAGTTTTTCAGTGGCGTTGTAGGGGTTGCGGCCAGTGCCTTGACCAGCTGGCTATCAGACAGCGGCAAGGCCGATGCGCCCAGCCTAGCCCAAACCAGCACCAATAAAAACATTTTAGGCCTCGACAGCATGGCCATCGCTGACAAAGGTGGCCGCGCCACTTTTGAAGCGTCGATGGTGCCGACGATCCAGAATTACAATAACTCGCTTAACTTGGCATCAACGCTAATTCGCCAAAACGCCGACACGATTGTCAATTTCGGCGCAAAACTGTTGGGCAGCTTGTCGCAATCGGTGCTGGGCGGTGCGGTCACGGGCGCTATTTCTAAATTTGTGGACGGCCTCAAAAGTGCCTATTCTTCTGTCACCTCGTTTGGCAGCGAATTGGTGGGTGGCGTTGGCAAGATTATCGGCGCGGCCACTGATGCGTTGGGCATCACCAGCGCGGCAGCAACCAATGGGATTTCAAATGTCGGCACGGGCGCTGGCGCAAATGTCGGCGAAGCGGCAGGATCAGGATCAAGCGCAGCCGGTGCGGCAGGCACGGTGATTGCGTTGGTGGGCTTGGCTTATAACTTGTTTAGCATTGCAGGCCAAAAGTTTACATCAACGTTAAACAAAGTGTCACAAGGCTTT